ATCATCTATAGCAACTAACAACGTCCACAAGCCCGAAGTCAAAAAACCTTGAACATGGGAAATGTCGTAGTTGTCGCTCCATTCAGGTACCGGTTCTCCTTTTTCTAACGCTTCCTTTAAATATGTTTCTACAAAAGGCCAAGTCTGCGCTACGTAATCAATTCCGACTGGCTGAATCTTTAAATCCATTAGGCTGGCATGTATCGGTTAGCTTTAACTGCTGGGGCTTGCTTTTTTTTACCTGTACGAGCTTTACGTACTTTGTCCATCATGGCATATAACTGCTTAGCGCCAGCATCTGTAGAGCCATTACCTAAGTGACTAACCACGTCAGCTGGGACCACAAACTCCCCATCAGCCAATCGAGCAGGCTGTCTATTCCCAATAGAAGCAGGAATAGAATCAGACATACCATCACCAGGTCCCTTAAGCATTCTGCCACCATCTGAGTATCCTCCTAATGAAGAAATACCACCACTAGCCATGTTAACCATCTTGCCTTCTTTAAGAGCTTTTTGCATTTCTATGATGGAATTACCACGACCATATATGTTTTGGTACATTTCGGGGCTTAAACCTTGAGCTTTGGCAGATTCTAAAATTTGTGTGATACCACCTTCAGCCATCAGCATTGGGTTAGAACGCTCATAGGCAGGCGCTTCCATTACCAACTCAGAGCTTACTGGGCGCTGAATAGGGGTGGCGTACTGGGTCTTGTCAATCATCCCTTGTGGATATAGACCACCTTGTGGGTTCATTGCCGTGTTCATCATAGACATACGCTCTACAGGACCGCCGTTAGCCAACCGCATAATCCCGCCTTCAGCTGCTTCTGTATAGTCCCTATATTCAGGCACATAGACACCTTCAGGTGCGTAAGTAGGTTCAGATCGTCTAAATTTGGTTGGGTCAAAAGAACTTATATAATCTTCTTGACCAGGCACACCAAAGCGATTACGTTCAGCTTCCATCATGGAGCCAAGTAAAGAAGTACCGCCAATTACACCTAATTTTGTATTAGATAGCGCAGGAGCCATACCAGTGAAGTTTCCTGGGAGAGAAGCCGCAGCACCAGGCATAGTGGCAGCACCACTAGCGTACATACCTGGAGTATATCCAGCAGCACCAAACCCTGCACCGCCACTAGCCGCACCAATTCCACCAAACCCAGCACCCCCACCAACAGCACCTGTACTGGCACCGCCTAAAGTACCAAAAGTACCTCCCCCCGCAGTGCCTCCTAAAGTACCCCCACCAACAGCGCCTGTACCAGCACCACCTAACGTACCAAAACCAGCGCCACCAGTAGCAGAAAGAGCTCCAGGAGTAACAGCAGCACCCGCACCCCCAGCGACTCCGCCAGCACCTCCACCCGCAGCCCCACCAGCACCCCCAGTTGCAGTACCACCAGCCGCACCAAATCCAGCACCTAAACCACCACCAACGGCACCCATAGCACCGCCAGTTAAAGCGCCTTTAAGAGGATCACCACCCTGAATAGCCGCACCAGCGCCACCTGCCGTAGCTCCGACAGCAGCACCAATTAACATCGCCTCGCCTACACCGGTTCCCATAAGATATACCTCGCCTAATTTAAGTAGTACTTTATCATTGTTATGCTCCCTATGGAAGCCTAGATACAAAGGTTATTGAGCCTATTACCGAAGGCACTGCGGGTCTTGCATATGGTACGGTTTGAGCTGCGTCATGGAATATATAAATGCCATCTGTTGCTGGTGACGTATCATAGGCTTTTTCAGTAGCCCAATAGAGTTCAACCTCGTCTCCCGTTTCAACCTCAAAAGTAACCTCGGAATATCCAGCTACATAAGAAGGTACAAGAGCGCTTTTACGAGCTGGAATACTAAAAATAGTAGCAGAATTGGCTACATCCGTGTTGTTTACTTTTAACCAAAAAGTAGCGGTATGAATAGCATTGTCGGTGTTTACCAATTGAGCACTGTACGTTATTTTGTACGTTCCCGATATCTGTGCAACAGCCATACCTGGAGCTTGTAAATCAAAACCTAGCCCAGAATCTAGCGTATTAAAAGCAATTACCGTAGGAGTGTTGTCTGCCGTAGCATACTGGTCAGTAGAGTCCGATGCTGCAATATGAGGAAAACTTAAGGTTGACCCGCCCGTATTAGATAATAAAAAAGCCATGCCGTTATCAATCTGGTTAAAGTACAAACGTAAGGCGTTGTTAAGCTGATCAATATATTGCTGTTGATACTGGGTCGGCGCAACCAGTAAGTTGGGTGCTTTTGGTGGGCGTAACGGGGTATATGCCATTACCTACGTCCGTCATTCCTAATATCTATACGAGGAGTACCTAACTGCCAAGCCACACCTAAACCAGTTGACGTAATCCTAAATGCCATCTGGCGACCTCGTAGGCGGGTATATACCTGACCGTCAAACTCTTGCACGTCATAGGTACGCTGGTTTGTGTAGTTCTGGGTGCTAGGTACTTCTGGAGTATCTGCCGTTCCATATGGGGCACCTGAGTTCCTGCGTGGGCGAACCGTCATTGTTACTTTAGGTTGGTTTACATTTGACCCATTAAAGGTAATATCAGGCAAGATACGCCAGACAAATCCAAAGTTATGCCCGTCCCCAATGTCAAAGTCAGAGGACTGGATATAGGCTTCAATCGGTACAGGGGTTAGTCCTGATACATCGTCTACGGCGGCTTCGTGGTACAGAACACGATTATTTAATCCGTCAGCTGCCATTGGATATTGCCGTAAACCAGAGTCTAACCAAGCGGTGCGCTCCATAGTGCCGTATGCCCAACTGCGTTCTAAGTAGTTGTAAATGATATAGCTGTCTACTGTATTGCTATTTTGTGAGCAATAGAACCACCACACCTCGTTATATGACTCATTTGAACCAGCAAATATTTGGAAGGATTGATCTTTATTAATATCATCAAAGATAAACTGCCACAACGAGCATGGGAGCGTCTCTACACGACCTGTATACGAGAAGAACTTATCCGTACCCATCCAGTAGGTCACATTATTAATGGTTATAGCCGCATTAGGCGACATGATTGTGATGTTGTCCTGCAACAACTGAAAACCCCAAATATAGGGAGGTCCTAGGTACTGCATAGAATAAATAGCCGCATCAGACCAAACCAAAATCTCCTGACGGGTTGAACGAGCGGAAACAATGGTTGACCCAATATTTAGTCGATACTCACCCGACTGATTAGTAGCATCTGGCACCCACATAAATGGGTCTTCTTGGTCAGACCAACGAACTAATAAGGGATCAAATGGTGTAACTGGGTCAGTTGGATCGTAGGGGTTTGAACCAAATGTAATAACAAAACGTTGAATAGCCGAACCAATAATTTGATTAGTTCGATTTGGCACAAAGTCTGCATAGGTATAAGAAGTGCCAGGAACTGTTGAACTTGAAGCCAAAGTGCTTAGTTCTACTGCCCGTACGCTAATACCTGTAGTGGCATCCCAATAATAGATAGCGCCACCACGAGGGGCAATAATTAAGTCTTCACCAAAGTTGTCATTTGTCCATAAGCGAAGCTGTTGCCCAATACCTATATCTGCTGCGGCGCCCCAACCACGTACAGGAGCTACGGGAGTAGAAACAACCACCGTGCCACCCGTTGGGCCGTTATCAGAGGTGGTGTATGTATTAGATCCAATAATCGTTGAGAAGGTATAAGCGTTGGCGTTAACTACTGTAATCGGCAGCGCCTTAATAAATGGTGCAGAAGCTATACCGCAGACGTTGCCAGAAATACTATTAAAAGCTACGAAATTGCCATTGCTTAAACCATGTGCGGTTTGCGTTACAGTGACGGTTGTACTAGGACTTGTACAAGTAAATGGGTTGGTCAACGTGCTTGTAATATAAGAAGGCCAAGTTCCAGCACCCCAGCCTGTACCCTGGATAAACACATCCAATCCAGTTTGGATTTGGAACGCCATAGTAATCGTGTTTCCACCACCAGAGCCAGTAGAGTTTGCTACATTTGCTACGGTAAAACTAAATTGGGTTGTATCAATATAGGTAATCTGGTGTTCTTGATTTAAATCTGCGGCAGTAATTGATCCAATTGCGTTAGCGCCCGTTACAGTAACAAAGTCATTTGTCAGACCTCCGTAACCAGTTAAAGTTACAGTTACAACGTTTGAACCGTTTGTAGTAGCAATGCAGTTCACTGTGTTTGGAGATGAATTTGCCGTAAAAGTAACTCGAATTGGGGTTACATCGTTATAGTCACCACCTTGCTCAATATAGTATTTAAGATTAGTACCAACACCCAGTAAATTGGCACCGTTTAAAGTAGCCCAGTTCCACAGCGCACGAGCAATACCTAAAAAGGTTTCATTAGATAGCCGAATCCAACCACCAATTTTTTCAGGAAAGCCAGAACGAAACCGCACCTTGTCGCAAGCGTACCAACCGCCCTCATTGGAGTAGTCAGTACCTTCTCTGTTGACACCAGGTCTAAATTGTAGCTTCTGTAATGGCATACGGGTTTACCCTAAGATAAGAACAATGCTCGTTCGTCGTTTCTACGAGTAACTAAGCCTTTTAGTACTTTACCGCCAGCCAGCGTATATTTCAAGAACTCTTCTGCCGCCCCTTCCATTTCACCCCGAAGAACCTTTTGACGGAGGGTGCTGCGCTGTAATGCTCCCAGACCAATATTAAAGCTAAAGCTAACAAGAGCATCGAACTGACCTTGAGTGAGCTTAACGGGACAGTAGCGTTCAACACCTCGCTCAAAGCGATTAAGATCGTCTCTAAGAATGTCATCTACT